GCCACGGGTACGGTTGATGTAAAAATTCAGGATTCAGACGACAACATTACGTGGACGGACTGGGTTACCGGGGCTTTCACGCAGGTCACGACTGCGAATGACAACGCCACATACGAGAAAGCCTATACCGGGGTTAAGCGCTACATCCGGGTAGCGGCCAAAGTCCTCCTGGCGGCCTGCGAGTTTGGGGTTTCGATCATCGTTAACTCTGCTGTAACGGCTGAAGACGACGACCTGACAGACCTGATAGCAGATGGTCGGTTGGAAGTTGAAAACACTACCCGGCGAGCGCTTTTGACTCAGGAATGGGATTGTTTTTTAGACGAGTTCCCGTGTGGGGACTACATCCGGTTGCCTTTCGGGAATCTGCAATCAGTAACGTCTGTCGAGTATACAGATACCGGCGGGGCAGTTACGATGCTCACAGAAGATGTGGACTACACCGTTGAAGCCAATGGGGAGCAGATAGGCAGGATCGTTTTACCTTATGGAGGGTCCTGGCCTTCAACAACTTTAGCCCCTTCAAACCCGATAGCCATTCGTTTCGTGTGCGGGTGGGCAACGGCGGCGTTAGTGCCGAAGAATTTGAAACGCGCAGTTAAGTTTGTGGCAGAAGACCTCTATTACCACGGGGATAGGAAAGAAACACTCGTCCGGGTGATAAACGCCCTTTTAGCCTCTTACCGGCTTTGGGAGGAATTTTGATAAGGCGAACTGTCATAAGCCCTTCTGAGCTTGACCAAAGAGTGACGCTCGAATACCAGACGAAAGTTTCGGATGGCGGCGGGGGCTTCACCACAACTTGGGTTGCGGCCGCGACGGTTTGGGCGAAGATAACCACAATGCGATCATCGGAGGCTATTGTAAACATGCAAGCCACTGGGTCGGCAGTCCATAACATTTTGATCCGCTACCGGACGGATGTGAAAAGCTCCTGGCGAGTCGGTCACCGCGGGAAGTATTTTAGCTTGATCGGCCCCCCAATTGACCTCAATATGCGGAGAGAGTTTTTAGACATGAAAGCGAAGGAAGCGGCGTGAAAGCTATTTCAAAAGCAATATACGAAAAATTTGTTGGGTCAGCAGCGCAAACGTCTTATGGGGATATTCTTTTCAAAGGCAGAGCCCCTGTTGGCACAAGGTATCCGTATATTGTTTTTTCGAAGGTAACTTCAACGCCAGAAAAGACTTTCACTGAAACATTTAAAGATAGGCTTATAAACTTTTCCATCTTTTCAGCGTATTCAACTCCCGATGAAGCGGATGATATAGCAGACGCCATAGAGAATTTATACGATGAATGCGTTTTAAGTATCACGGGGGTGACTTTTTTAAGGATGCATTTAACAAACACTGTCGAACCGTATTTAGACGATTCAATAGCTCAAGACGGGGCGGATGGCGGGTGGGCCTGTCATCTGGATTTTGATTTATTAACAGACGAGACTTAAAGGGAGAAAAGCACAATGACAGCAACAGTAAATAGAATGTTGGGTGATAAATGCGCCATCGTTTTAAAATACGGTGCGGTTGATCAGGTAGCGTTAAAAGGTATCAACAAATTGAAAGTCCCCGGGATGACGCGATCCACAGTGACATCATCTGAATTTGGGGTGGAGTTCGATGTTGAAGACGTGGTTGGCGGGAAGCATTCACAGCTCACTTTCGGTGGCAACATGCTCGACGGAGACCCCGGCCAAACCCAGCTCAAAACGTATCTGAAAGCGAACACGCACTTCACGGATTGTCGTGTTTATTCCAGCACGGACACCGGCCATTTCCTGATGCCGGACACCGCGTCTGACACGAATGCCGGTTTTCAGGTGATTTCTTTTGAGCCTGGCGAAGTCGGCAAGAACGGGACATTCCCCTTCTCCTCCGGTTTCGCGGTGAACGGGCTTTACGCTACGTTTACTGTCCATCGACCGGATATAACAGTCTTCAAACTGGCGTTTGTTACGTCGGCAACGCCCACAACAGTTGGCGGGACTATCACGGATTCCACCAGCCAGTTTGTGGTCAACGGTTTCGAAGCTGGGCAAACTTTAATCGTGGAAGGGTCCACGAGTAATGATGGGATGTACCTGATCAAAACGGCTGTAGCTGGCACGCTTACCCTCGAAGTTGCGGGTACGAACAGCGGGCAGCTTGTTTCTGAGAACTCCCCCGGCGAAGCTTGTAGCCTGCACGGTGGCCGGTTCTAATTTTTAGATAAAAGGAGTATTATGTTTATAAATTTGGATGTAACAGAAGGTGAAATTTTCCCCTTTCAGGTGTCGACGATCAACTCGGAAACGGGGGAAACGATCTGGGAGGAACCCGATCCGGAAGCATATGTGGTAGTGAGGTCCATGCAGCCTTTTTTTGAAGAAAGAGCTTTAAAGCGGAAAAAGGTTGTCGAGCATATTTACAACCCCAAAACAAGGCAGATGGAGCGGGATAAACACGACGTAGACCTCACCCCTGCTGAGGCGAAGAAGGAAGGCGAAGACGCCCTTGATTACGCTATTGTCGAGCTCGGGAAGTTCGTTGATTCGAAAACGGGGAAACCAATCGAAACGACCCGTGAAAATAAGCTGAAGATCATGAAGAATCCTGTTTTCGATCGGTTCATCGCAAAGTGTTTTCGCGAACTCGCTAATTCTGGGGTCAAGGCGCAAGAGGAACTCGATTTAAACTGATAAGCTTTGCCGTCTGGTCGTCGTGTATCGGGCGGCAAAGCTGCACAGATTGTAAGGATACGTACTGTAAGCAGAGCACAAAAATGCCGTGGGAGGCTAAAAACCCTGAACCGGTTGCACCTCCCTGCGAAACTTGCGAAATAAAAATTGATCCAGAAAACGTTCAAGTGTTTTCGGTTTATAGGAGATGCGCCGATGATTGGAACACCGCTGGAGGGATTGAGCCAATCAGAACGTCTCTTTCTTCTCCGGCCATCTGGACTGCGCTGAATGTTTCTGGCGTTCGCGGGCTCAAAAAAAGGGCTCACATTTTCGATAGAGTTCAAATGATAGGCAGAGCCATCGCAAAAGAGTTAATGGCTGAACGAGAAAAGCGAGCGGGGAAGGCCGAATGACAGTCGAAATCAAATTCGATATATACGCTTTTTTAGAAGACTGCAAGGACGTGTCTATGGAGGGTCTTGTAGAATGCGCTGAAATCATTCGGGACGAAGCCAAACGGATTCTTGAAACGAAGCTTTCTGAGAGCCCGAGCGTTTGGGAAGAGCACGGTGTTTACCAATCTGGGGACAATAAAGATAAGTATTGGACCGAGAGAACCTGGCAAGCGATGGTAGATACTATCCGTGTAACCCCCAGCCGGGAAGGACAGCCCGACGGGGTGTGGGTCATGGCCGGCAACAGCAAAACCTGGTGGGCTATCCAGCTTGAGTTCGGAAAAGGTGGGTGGAGAGGCGGAAATCGATCCTTCCTTCGGCCGGCGTTAAGAAAGTCTTTACCAGCGATGAAAGCGGTTTTTGGTGGGGGTATTAAAATAGGCCTCGAAAGTGGTAACGGAGAAACCTTATAATGGCTGATCGTCCGGTAGGCGCTGCAAAAATAGTCCTTAGCTTGGACCCCACAAACCTCGAAAAACAGCTTGTAAGCATAAACAACAAGCTCGTCGATGGGATGACGTCCATCGACAATGCCTACAAGGCTATAGGCACTAAATCCGGTCCAGCGTTCGAGGCTATGAAGGCGAACGCTACCGCGGCTATGAACGCGATAACCGCTTCTGGAAAACAGTCCAATGAAGAGCTAATCCGGATTCAGCAAGCGACAGCTCTTAAAATTGAAAACATAACAGCCCAACAGTATAAAGCCCAAGAAGCCGCTCGTGCGAAGTTTCAGACATCCAGCGCTGCATATTGGACCGCCGAAATGAAGTTCGAAGCAGATGCTCGGGCCAAAATGCAAGCGGACAGCGCTGCATACTGGTCAGCGGAGATGAAGTTTAAGGCGGATGCCAGAGCGAAAATGCAAGCGGGCAGCGCTGCATATTGGACCGCCGAAATGAAGTTCGAAGCAGATGCTCGGGCGAAAATGCAAGCTTCCAGTGCAGCATATTGGACCGCCGAAATGAAGTTCGAAGCAGATGCTCGGGCGAAAGCGAATGCCGCTAATGCTGAATACTGGCTTGCGAAAAAGAAGTTTGATGCAGAGGCAAAGAAAGAGGCCGAAGCCGATTCCAAAGCGCCATGGCAAACGCTCGGAATTAGATCGACCGAAGCCATTAAAGAAGAAATAGCTGCTGTGAAAGCCGCTGCAGCCTCGCAGAAAGCTATATACGCTCAAGGGTCCCAAGATCACATCAATATAGCCCGCGCGGAAACGGATAAGCTTAAAGCGCTTCATCGTGAAATGGCGGGCGGCCATGAGATGTCTATGGCTGCCATGACGCGAGCGGTTTTACGGTTTTATGCGGTGTGGTATGTTGCCAGCACAGCGTTGAACGTCGTAGCCGCTCCATTTATCAAGGGCTTTCAAGCTGTTAACGATTACAACATGGCTGTAGCAGAATCCGCAGCCATGATTATGACATTTGCGGAGAAACAAAATGGGCTCGACATCGAAGGGGAGTGGAAAAGAGCGCTCGGATACGCCACAAATCTAATCCCGGTTCTCGAAAAAATAGCGGCGAAAACAGTTCTTTCGGGGAAAGAGACGATAGCGCTTTCGAATGCGTTCGCCAGGAGCGGGGTAATTTTAAGCCCTGGTAACGCCGGGCAGATGGACGCTTTCACCAAAATATCAAACGCCTTGCCGATGATGACTCAAGGGTCAGAAATCATGAGGCAGATAAACACCGAAATACGGTCGTTGATGATGGGAACGAACGAATCCACTTCGATGCTTTTGACGACTTTAAAAGCAATCGATCCTCAGATAAAAGAACATCTTCAAACGTGGAGAGCCCAAGGGACCATTTTAGAGCATATCGGGGACCTGCTTGCGGGGTTCGGCCCTGCGGTTGGTATCATAGAAAACCAGTGGGGGGCGGTAAAGACTACCCTCGATACAACAGTAACTCAGACTCTCAGGGAAGGCATGAAGGGCGCTTACGAAGAGATAATAGATTCTGTGAAACTCCTAAACAAAACGATTGAGGATAATCAAACCGCAATCGAATCTTGGATCAGCGGGGTTTCCGGCGCTTGGGCTAAATTGGCTTCGGTATCTATGAACGCAATAAGCATGGCTATCGAGTCACAGTCTTTAGCCACTCGGGCGGAGCCTTTTATCCGGCAAGGTCTCATAGATGCGGGGGAGTTTATCAATTCTTCCGTCGAAAAACAACGCGTGCTGGTTGGGAGTATCGAGCAAAGCATTAAAGCAATGACAGGCATAAAGATTGTGGACCCCGCCAAGGAGGCGGCTATACAAGCTAAAAAGACCAGCGAAGAACAGACCAAAGAAGTCGAAAAGTTAATCGCTAAATTGAAAGAGAAAGCCACGGTTTTAACGAAAGGCGAAAAAGCACAACTGGAAGATGAGTTGGCGACGCTCAAAGCAAGCGATGCCAATAAAAAGCTGGCGCTATCCTACCAAGCTATCATTGACGGGGCCAAGAATCATAATAAAGAGACGAAAGTCTCTAACGCTGAATATAAACAACGAGAAAAATCTATAACGGATTATATTGAAAAACTTCAGCAAGAAATAGATTTCATAGGACTGAGCGCACAGGCTAAAGAACGGCTCGAAGCACGGGAAAAAGGTATCACCGGGGAGAGGTTAAAATCAGTCGATGCAATGATCGCACAGAAATACGCCTCTACGGCTGCATGGAAAGCCGCTGAAGAGGCGAGTGATGCAATTGAAGCTGACGATAAGAAACGAGCAGGGGCTATCGATTCAATAATCGATGGTTTGAGAAAAGAGTCCGCGCAGTTGAAGCTGACTACTCGTGATAAGCTAATCTACAATATGGCGGAGAACGGCGTAACCAGTGGTGTAAAATTCGATACTGCATTGAAAGAATTTGATGAGATCGAAGCCGCCAAAACAGAGGTCCATGAATTTACGGAAGAGGTATCCCGGCTGTTTGAAACTATGCAAGCCGGGGTCGATACGGGTCGGTCCTTCGGGGATGGTATATCAGAGGGGGTTAATAACGCTGTTATATCGATGCAAAGCCTCACAAAAATGTACGACGGGCTTAATGCCGCACAGGAGCTAAGTAATAAGCTCGCTTCCGGTGAAAAGTTTGACAACGATCCTGCGAAAGACATCGAAGAGCGGCAGAAGGCCGCCAAAAAACTCGCTGAATACGAAGCGAATAGTACTGCAAATCAACTTTCGGCGTACAGGCAACTTTTCGGAACGACGTCTCAACTGTTTAAAGAGAATTCTCGGGAAAGAAAAGCGATGTCAGCCATTGAACAGGGCCTCGCTGCAATAGAAATCGCTTTGAATATAAAAAAAGCTCTCGTTAGCGCCGTTGGCGCGGTAACCGCTCAAGGATCTGTACCTGTCTCGGGGTTTGCTATGGCCGCAGCTATGGCGGCCTTAATGGCCGGCGTGTTGTCTCAAGCAGGAATATCTTTCAGCGGGGGCGGTAGCGGATCGTCGGCTACCACAGAAGCGCCTGTTGCCACAAACTATTCCGGAACGGTTCTCGGGGATACCACCAAAAGCAGCGAGTCCATTTCGAATGTAACAGATCTCTTAGAGTCCATCCATGCCGACGAGTACCCTGCGCTCCAGGGCATTTACCGGGAAATGGTCCGGCTCAACAATAACATCACCGGGCTTGTTTCGTCAATTTTGCAAAACGATAGCACTTTCAACTCTTCAGTCACGTCCAGCGATTCCATCAAGTCCGCTATCGACAGTTTTACAGGGTCGGTTTCGGACGGATTCAATAAGGTTTTCAGTTTGTTCGGCGATGAGATTGGCGGGATAATGAGCAAAGTCGATATCCTTACCGCTGGAGTGACTGGGCTTTTTACAAAATACATCGGCGGGGTTGTTTCAAATATTTTGGGCGGAAGCAAAAAAACGTCTACGACGGCATCCGGGTATCAGATTAATCCAACCGCAGCAGAAACTGTTCTTCAGGGAGGGGCTCTTGATGTCGGGACATATGCTGACTATGTAACCAAGAAGGACGGCGGGTGGTTCGGAAAAACAAAATACTCGTATTCAACCGAAACGGGCGAGGCGAGCGAAGATGTGAAAAGGCTGTTCACGCTGATATTCGCCAATATTAGTGATGCATTGCTTCAGGTTGGGGAATCTCTTGGCACCGATCTTCAGAAAGTCCGGGACTATGTGTGGGACATCGGCAAAATAGATTTGATGGATCTCACCGGGGACGAGATCAACGAAAAGCTCGAAACCACTATTTCAACGGCGTCGGATACCGCCGCCGCCGCGCTGTTTGAAGGGATTAAACAGTACCAAGAGATAGGCGAGGGCCTTTACGAAACCGCCACGAGGCTTGTGGTAGATAAGGAAGTGGTTCTCCAATCTCTTGACGCTATCGGGATTGCGTTCTCCGGTGTAGCAGATTCTATGGCTGCCGTGGCTTTTAGCGAATCGCTGCTTTCCATATCAGGAGACCTCGAAACGTTTGTGGATTCGATATCTGGGTACTTCGCTAACTTTTTTACTGAAGCCGAACAAAACGCTTATGCCGCCGAACAGCTTGATAAATCTCTTGAGAATTTGGGGGTATCCACAATCCCGGAAACAAGGGAACAGTTTAAGGCGCTTGTGCAAGCACTGGACCTTACATCGGCTTCCGGGCAAGAAACATTTGTGGCACTCATGAGCTTACAGGGCGCTGCGAATGATTTTTACGCGCTCATCGAAAAGCAGAATGGAACGGCGAAAGATTTGCGGGAATCGTTGTCCGACCAGACGGCGACGTATATCCTTACTGATGAGGAGTTATCGATTCGTGGTATTAATGCCACCTTCACGGACACAATGGCGTCCATCGAAGAAACGTTTTCGGCAGGGTCCGAAGTTTTTGCTGAACTCGCTGTTAAGGCGGCTTTTGTTCGGGATCTATCGCTTGAGGCTTTACGCCAGGAAGAGATGTCAGCGAATGCCAAAGCTGCTTCTGATGCCACTGCTTCCGTCGGGACTCTCGTTTCGGCGATCAGCGACGGAATCACTTCTATCGGGATGGATGAGTGGGAATCACAGACGAAGGCCGCACAGAGCGCCACAGCGGGCTGGAATACCCAAATAACGGAACTGGTAGCCGCCGGGGATATGCTCCCGGAACAAGCAAGCCTTTTGTATTCACGGACTGCCGAATGGCTTGACCTGACAATTTCGGGAATTGAAGAAGCGAAAGCCGCACAAGAACGCCAAGACAAAATAGATTATACCGCATTTCAGTTCGGCATCCAGGGCGTGACCGGCAACGATGCCACCATCGCTAATATCGCGTCAAAACGTGGATGGGGTACCAGTTACGGGGACATTGGGGATTTCGACCTTGAGCGGCTTTACACCGAACAGGTACTTCCGTTCTTCAACATGAGCTTTGAGGATTTCAACGCTTCCGCCGAACTCATGGGAATTACTTACGACGAACTGGCTTCAGACACTTCTGCTCTGGCGAGTGTTTTTAACACACTGTCGGATGAGGCCGAATCAGCTGGGAACACGTTTTCCGATATTTCAGATTCAATCCGGAATCAGATTTATGAAATGCGAACCACGTCGAGTAATCAAAGGGACGTCTACGAGCGGATCGGGATACAGAAGTCATCGATATCGGATTACATGGGCGGCGATTCTATCGGCGGGTTTCTATCTGGGCTTGGGTCGGATTCTGAAAAAGCTGATGCACTGTCAACGCTGCAAGGCATGTTTGGGGACACGTTGAGTCTTTACCAAGAAGGATACCAGCGGCCGTCAATGGAGTATCAAGCTGGGTACGATGAGACGCTTGGGAATCTCAACAGCCTGCTTGAATACTCTGACCTGATGAAATCGGAGTACGAGTTACAGTACGAACAAACAGATTATCTCAGAACAATAGCGAATAACACAGCCAGCCTTGCCAATGCAGAAGGTGGCACACAAGGAGAAACGGTTATAAACATTTCAATCGATGCCAGTGGTGGGGACTCTGAAACAGTAACCAATAATATTTTGGATAAATTGCCGGCGGCACTTGTGGCTCTAATCTCTCGTAACAGCAGTGTTAGAGTCGCGCTTCAAGCGGCGGCATCTGGGAAATAAATGGGCAATATAATAATTTCAAATAGCTTTAAAGACGTCGACAACACGTACATAACTGCGAGGTCGCAGGCAGAGGGCTACGCGAAGATCAACGTGATGGACCGGTGGAACGCTCGCCGGCGGTTCAGAGCTGGGGATTTAACAGCAAACGATTACTTAATGAAATTTCGTTTTGTCCCAACAGCAAGAATCTATGGGATTTTATTGGCGAATGTAAATTTTAGCAAGGTAAAAATCCAGGGGAATGCCTCAGATTCGTGGTCGGCACCGACATATAACGGTGCAGAATTGACGGTCGGCCAAAACTCAGAAACAGGCAGATATTCAGTTTTTATAGACCTCGGACCGACGGGAGAAAATTATGAATACTGGCGTGTTTTTATCCCAACAGGGGCTGCAGCGGTCGGGGGTTACACGGCAGCGTGGGAGATAGGAACTGTTTGCTTCCTGACATCTGCATCCCCTTTCGGCAAAAACATGGCCTATGACTTTGTTCAAAGCGGTAAGCAGTTTTATAACACAGCGGTTAACGAGAGGGTTAAAACTGGAGAAAACATCCGGTGGGAGGCAACGCTAAATTTTGGCAATCGCAGAATTGCAGATGCAACAGAGATTGAGGCGATCAACAGAATGGATTCGTCGCTCCCGTTTGTTTTCTA